AGCGCCGGGCAGGCGTGGATTCACGTCAGCCGGTGGGTGGGCCTCAGCGTCACCATGCGGGAGGCCCAGACCCTCACGCTGCCCCTCGCGGACAGCGCTCTGCCCCGCATCGACCGCGTCGTGCTCCGGTACAACGCTACCAGCCGCAGCACCTCTCTGCAGGTGCTGCAGGGCGCGCCGTCCTCCGAGCCGGCAGGCCCGGACCTCTCCCGCACCGAGCTGGTGTACGACCTGTGCCTGTGCCAGATCAGCCGCCCGGCGGGCCAAACCTCCGTCTCCACCGCCGACCTCACCGACACCCGCACCGACGAGGCCCTGTGCGGCCTGATGCGGGACGGAGTCACCGGCATCCCCATGGACGAGCTGGGCGCACAGGCATTGGCCAAGGCCAAAGAGACCGCCAAGCTTTGCGACAAGCTGCTGGCCAGTTACACCGGCGGCTATCTGGGCATCTGGCCGGTGACCCTGACGGCGGACGGCTGGGCCGAATGCACCGACGTACCCGGCTACGCCTACAAGCAGACGGCCCAGCTGCGGGCGGCGAGAGAGGCAAACGTCCCCTCCGCCGTACCCACCCCGGAGACCTTCACCGTGGCGGTGGCGGCGGGGCTTGCAGGCGTCTGCGAGACCGGGGCGGGTACTGTCACCTTCTGGGCTGAGAACGTCCCGGAGGGGGACATCCAGATGCAGGTGAGCCTGCTGGGCCAAATCGCCGACAGCAGCAGCACCGAGACCGACGACACCAGCACTCTGGGTAACACCACCCTGGGCGATATGACCTTATAACGGAGGTGCAGCATGAAGTATACCAAACATCATTTTTCCAGCGGCATGAAAATCAACCTTGCCGACGTACTCAACCGGATGGAGGACGGCATCGCAGCCGCCTGCGCCGCAGCCGTGGAGGGCATCGGCACCGTGACCACTGGCGACACACCCGCCGCCGGCATCCGGGACGGCAAGCTCAGCCTGACCCTGCCGCGCGGCGAGCCCGGCCCGCAGGGCGACCCTGGCGAGGGCCTGAGTGACAACGCCAAGGCCCTGCTGCTTTCCCTGTTGGCCGGCACGGCCCCCGACAGGAACGCCTCCCTCGCCGCCCTGCGGGCAGAGTGGGGCCTCGCCGAGCCGGACGACACCACCCCCGAGGCCGCAGACGCGGCAGATCCGGAGGCGTGAGTATGGCGCTGGGAAGCGTAAGCATAATCCCCTACACCCGTGCCGATGTGGAGAAGATGCTCAAGAAAGCGATGTACAGTGAAGGAAAGCTGGTATTTACCGGAAGACTCAGCGTGCAATGGAGATACGGAGGCTCCCTCTCCATACCGGAGGAGGTGGACTATGTTGTCGTGGGCGGCATAAAGCTGACGCGGGGCGGGTCCGGTAAAGCCAGCGGACACCCTGACGGTTATCCGGCGGTCACTTCGTACACCACGATAAGTTTTTCTTCTAATACCTTATCCGCAGGCGGCTACTCGCCAAACGACGGCAACTATATGACCCTCAACGTCGAGGGCTACCACTACTACTGACAAAACAAAAAGCAGCCCCCGGGTGGGGGCTGCTCAAAAGAAAGGTCGTGTTCTCTATCGCTATCAAAGAATATTCCATGTCCCGGGACTCCACCCGGCAGCTCTCGCCCAGCTTCAAGGTGCGGGAGTTCGGCTGCAAGGGCAGCGACGTCGTGCTCCTCGACGAGGAGCTGGTGGTGCTGCTGCAGTGCATCCGGGAGCACTTCGGAAAGCCAGTGCATATCACCAGCGGCTACCGCACCGCCGCCCACAATGCCGCCGTGGGCGGCAGCAAGTCCAGCCAGCACCTGCTGGGCCGGGCGGCGGACTTCTACGTTGAGGGCGTGGACGTGGCCACCGTGGCCGCCTACGCCGAGACCCTGCTGCCCTCCCGGGGCGGCATCGGGCGCTACCCGAAGGACGCAAAGCACCCCACCCGCAAGACCGGCTGGGTGCATATCGATACCCGGGCGAATAAGAGCCGGTGGAGTATGTGAGGGGGTGATTCCGATGCAGTTCATCCTCGAATACTGGGCACAGTGGGCTTTCGCGCTGATGGGCGGGGCCGTCCTCGCGGCCATCCCCAAGATCAAGGCCCTCTGGCAGGCCGTGCTGGCCCTCCTGCATGACCGAATTTACACCGAGTGTTACCACTTCCTCAGCCTCGGCCATATCACCCCCGACGGCCTGCGCAACCTCACCTACCTCTACAAGACCTATCACACGATGGGCGGCAACGGCACCGGCACGGAGCTGTACAACCGCGCCAAGGCACTGCCCATCCGTGACTGACACACTTACACAAGCCCGGCCCCGCCGGGAGAAAGGACCCGCCATGAAAGCACATATCACCACCCGCACCGTCTCCGCTGCCACCATCGCCCGCACCGCCGTGCTGGCTCTGGCCCTCATCAACCAGATCCTGAGCGCCGCAGGCAAGCCCGTGCTGCCCATCGAGAGCGCCCAGCTCGAACAGCTCATCTCCACCGGCTTCACCACCGTGTCTGCGCTGGTCAACTGGTGGTTCAACAATTCCTTCACGCAGGCCGCACTGGCAGGCGATGAGGAGTATGAGCGCCGCAAGAAGAGCGTATGA